TGAGAAGGCAAGTTCGCAAATGCCCGGTATTGTGGAAGAACGCTTTAATCAACTTCAAGAAATTGAAGGTATCCTTGAGTACTTAAACATTGAACTTCGTAGACTTCGTAGTCAACATTTTCGTAAATATTTAGAAAACTATCAACGAGCTTTATCTTCTAGGGACTGTGAAAAGTTCGTAGAAGGTGAAGCTGATGTTGTAGATTTTGAAAAGATCATCAACGACTTTGCCCTACTACGAAACAAGTGGTTGGGCATTATCAAAGCACTTGATCAGAAACAATGGCATCTAAGCAACATTGTCAAACTACGAGTGTCTGGTCTAGAAGACGCCAGTCTTTAAATTCATTATAATATGCGCAGATAAATATCTGCATGAAACGCATTGTACTAATCACAGGGGGTTTCGACCCCCTTCATTCTGGGCATATTGCCTATATCAAAGCAGCTAGAGAACTCGGCGATTCCTTAATCGTTGGAGTCAATTCTAATGAATGGTTACGCCGAAAGAAAGGGCAAGAATTTATGCCCTGGGAAGAACGAGCCACTATCATTGCGGCACTACACAATGTCGATAGAGTTATTAACTTTGACGACAGCGATAATAGCGCCAAAGATGCTATTAGAAAAGTTAGAGCAATATATCCAAGTGCTCAAATAATCTTTGCCAACGGCGGCGACCGTACCAAAGAAAACATTCCGGAAATGGATCTACTTGAAGAAATGCTACATTTAGATTTTGTATTTGCTGTTGGTGGTGAAGACAAAAAGAATTCAAGCAGCTGGATTCTCCAAGAATGGAAAGCACCTAAGACTGGTCGAGCTTGGGGATATTATCGAGTGTTGCACGAAGTTGGCAATCATGTCAAACTCAAAGAACTCACGGTTACTCCCAAGACTTGCCTTAGTATGCAACGGCATCAAGACCGTGCAGAACATTGGTTTGTAAGTGAAGGTACGGCCACAGTCTATAGCATAGATCACAGTTCAGACATGGATCTATTAGGTGAATATACACAACATCAACACATACATATCAATAGAACTCAATGGCATAAGTTATGTAATGAAACTGATCAACCCTTACGAGTTATTGAAATACAGTACGGCAAAAATTGTGTCGAAGAGGATATAGAAAGAAAATGATTAATATTTTTATTGGGTATGACCACCGTGAGGCCATTGCATACCATGTATGTGCAAATAGCATCATTAGACATTCTAGTAAACCAATTTCGTTTACACCACTTGCGTTAACGAACATGCAAGATTATCAAGAGACGCACACTGACGGTAGCAATCAGTTTATCTACAGTCGCTTTCTTGTTCCGCATCTTATGGAATACAACGGTTGGGCAATTTTCATGGACGGCGATATGTTAGTTCGTGATGACATTGAAAAGTTGTGGTCTCTCCGAGACGATACAAAAGCAGTAATGGTGGTTAAACATAATTACAAAACTAAAATGACAGAAAAGTACTTAGGTGCTAAAAACGAAAATTATCCTCGCAAGAACTGGTCAAGTGTTATTCTTTGGAACTGTGGCCATGCCGCAAATAAAGTAGTAACTCCTGAATTTATCGAAACTGCCACAGGCGCCCAACTTCATAGATTTACCTGGCTTGCCGATGAACTAGTTGGAGAGTTACCTAAAGTGTGGAACTGGTTGCCCGATGAGTTAGGCGCAAACCAAGATGCAAAATTATTGCACTATACATTAGGAACTCCTAGCTTCCACGACTTTGCCACAACTCCAATGGGAGACGAATGGCATAGAGAAAGAATTTATACTGACTATTGTTTACAAAGAAATCTATGATATTTTTAAGTAAAGAAGGTGAAGATGAATTTATAAATCTTTTTGCTAAAGGTTGTAACACCACACCTATTTCCACAGACGACTTTGCCTATGAATCATCAACCGATTCCATAATACTTCGAGGCATACTCAAACACAAGATTATGAAACGATGTTGGAAAGATAACAGAACTTTTTATTATATGGATACTGGGTATTTTGGAAATGAAAGAACTTTTAGAAATCCCAACGGTTGGAAATATTGGCACCGCATTGTTAAAAACGATTTACAACACAGTGAAATTATACCTCGTCCTGATGATAGGTTTAAGCAGTTCAATAAAAAATTTACGCCGTGGAAGAAAGATGGTCGTAAAATCCTAATAGCAGCACCTGATGAAAAACCCTGTAAATTTTATGGCGTTGACAAAGACGAATGGGTTAAACAAACGGTAGAAACCATTAAACAACATACAGATAGGCCAGTTGAAGTTCGAGAACGAGCACCAAAAAGAATTGACAGAATTGCTAATGATACACTTCAACTGGCATTAGATAATGATGTGTTTGCATTGGTTACCTTTAATAGTGTTGCAGCCATAGAAAGTATCTTTTATGGTATACCGGCATTTACCCTAGCTCCTAATGCCGCAAGTCCCGTGTCGTTACAGGATTTATCTAAAATAAATGAACCATATTATGCAGATAGCGATAAATTACATGCATGGGCCTGTCATTTAGCATATGGACAATTCCATACAACTGAATTAAAAAGTGGACAAGCAATGGGGATGTTATTAAATGGATGAGAGCTTAGACGGTTACTTTAGTAAAACTGTGCCTGGTATTGATGTTTACAGGGGAATAGCTAAAGGAAAACATATACATCAGCATTGGCAAGATAAAAAAGATTTCTATTATATAGATACAGGATATTTTGGAAATTTTATAAGCCCCGGTAATCCTGGCGGTCGAAAACTATTTCATAGAATAGTCAAAAACGATGTGCAAAAACATTGGTTAGAAAATCGTCCTAGCGATCGATGGCAAGAGATTTGTAAAATTGATCCCAGGTATCAATGGACTGGTTGGAAGATAAGCCGTCGCCGAGGTAACAAAATTTTAATAATTGTGCCTAATAGAAAATCTTGCATTTTTTACGGATACGACACTGAACCGTATGTCAACGGTGAAAAACCTTGGCTTGATACAACTATAGAAACTATTAAAAAACACACAGATATGGAGATTGTTATTAGAGAAAAAGGTAGTAGATCATCTAGGCAACATCATTCAATATTTGATGCATTAGATCAAGGAGTGTTTGCCACTGTATCATTTAATAGTATTGCCGCCATTGAATCCATTGCCTATGGAGTACCTGCGTTTGTGTCAGTACCGTGTGCTGCATCTGTATTGGCGTCGACTGATTTAACCAAGATAGCAACGCCATTCTATCCAGACGAAACTCTAGTCCAACAACACTGTGCTTCATTGGCCTATGGTCAATTCACTCCAGAAGAGATAGTCAACGGAACTGCTCATGAATTATTAACCAGAGTTGTTAAATGAAATTATTATTAAATGATAAAGAAATAGCAAGATTTCTCATAGAGTTAATAGATGTACACGAGGCATGTAAAAAAATCGAATTAAATGAACAATATGCTGCCGCTACTATTACTTGGATTATTGACAAGAAAAGTCAGAATAAATTTAGTATAGAAAAACTTCGAGATAAAATTAAACAAAAAATTCGCCACGCTGTTAGTAAAGATATGCGAGTATACATGTCTGCGGTGAATTCAAAAATTAACAATCATCACGATTACTATTATAAAAATATACATCAGCACATAGAATATTTTATTAAAACACTAGGTGAAGATACTATTATTACAGCATACAAACATCATCACAAAAAGAATTTTATTAAAACTGTTGGCTTTCAAATTGATCCCGATGCTGTAATGATACGTCGAATAAATTTTAATTCTCTAGAAGAAAATTGCTTATTGCGGAACACAGTTGGAAACGAAAATCTATTGGTATCTAAAATAGATAACAATTATCCTTTTTGGTTTATCGACAGCGGATATACTAATTTCATTGAGCCAAATAAAAAATGGCACAGACTGGTTCAAAATCATTTGCATTACAATCGATATTTTGATGCACCCTCTGATAGATTGAAAAATTTCACTTCATTTCCGCAGCCTTGGAGACAAGGTGGCGATAGGATTATGGTAGTTGAACCTGGACCATTTGCGGCCAGTATTTTTCATGCTGATCCTAAACTTTGGAGATACCAAATAGAAAGTGAGTTGAGAAAATACACCAACAGGCCAATTGTTTTTAGAACAAAAACAAATAAAAAAACAAGACAGAGTTTGTACAAAACATTGTGCAACGAGGACTTTTATTGCACCGTTAGTATCAATTCAAATAGTGCAGTTGAATCTATCTGGGCAGGTATACCAGCTATTACATTAGATAGACATATCAGTAATCCAGTAACAGTTAAAAGTTTAGATCAAATAGATAATTTGTATAGAGGGTCATTGGGTAATTGGCTATCGTGGTTGAGCTATTGTCAATTTACCTATGAAGAATTAATGGACGGTACTGCCCTAAGTATAATTAAACAATACCATGTCTAAATTAACAGCAGTTGCATATTATGGCGGAATTCCTCCAAATAATAATAATCTAGAAAAACCGTTGATTCTAGACAACTTTTGTCACGGGGTTAGTCAAGCTGGAGATATCGCAATCGCTCATCGGGGAACAAACGCCATTACCTGCGATGTTGCCCTTATTCAGGGTTTTGTACATGAGCACGGAAAATCAGCACCACACCTACAACTAAGGCAACAGGCTGTAGATTTACAAAAACAAAACGGCAAACGAAGTTTAATCGTAGACAGCAACTTATTTCTTTATGCTGACCCAAAAAATACAAAAACTTATCTAAGATATAGTTTTGACGGAATCTTTCCAACTACTGGATTTTATTTTGATCGAGATATAGATCCTACAAGATGGCAAAAGATCAGCACACATTTAAATATTCGGCTTGTGCCTTATCGAACATCGGGATCACATATACTTGTGTGCCTGCAGAGAAATGGTGGGTGGAGTATGAAAGGGTTAAATGTTCAAAATTGGTTAGATCAAACTATTTTAAAAATTAGACAGTACAGCAGCCGCCCCATTCTTGTAAGAATGCATCCCGGTGATAAAAAAATAAAACAAACACTAAAAATTAACCATAGAAATGTCACAGTCAGTCCCCAAGAAAGACCGCTTATTGTTGATTTAAAAAATGCGTGGGCAACGGTAGTACACAACAGCAGCCCAAGTGTAGCCAGTGTAATAGAAGGTGTGCCTGCTTTCCTTACCGATCCTTACCCAGAATACAGTCAAAGTTGTGAAGTTGCAAACAAAGACCTTGCCAAGATAGAAAATCCAGATATGATAGATAGGCAGACCTGGGTTGAAAGATTGTCTATGTGCCATTGGGATTTTGATGAGCTAAGGTCTGGAGAAGCTTGGAACTTTTTTAAACAATATATATGAAAGATTATAAATGGAATACGGTTTTTAAACCGTTGATAGAAAAACATAAACCAAAAACATTCTGTGAAATTGGGTGCCATGAAGGATTGACATTAAAATCTC